GATTCTCAAGAAGGTGGAGCATTACCGCGCCGAAGTGCGGGACAAGGGGCTGACGTTCAAACTCAAAGCCCGTGCACAGGCCGAAGAGCTTCTGACAACTTCTTGGTTGTTGATTCACGACCCGGCAGTTTCCCCCGCTGTGAAGGCAGACCTGATCAAGAGCACGGTAAAGTGGGCTGGTCTGGAGCCGAAGAACGAAGTCACCGCTGACACTGGCGGTGGCGGAGTACGCATCACCATCAACCTTGGCAATGACACCAAGGATGTCCGAACAATCGAAGCCACCACTGTGGAGAATGAGGATGTCGCTGCCGTTGAGTATTCAGAATATGTTCAATGAAACGCATAACGGAATACCCGCTGCGAGGTTTCGCTCGTCGATGGAAGCCAAGAACATGGAAGCTACCCTGCGCGAGCACAAGCATTCTTTCCAGACCAAGATCAACAAGTCCAAGAAGCGCGGCAGAGAGTTCATCGTGATGCTGCTGGAGCCTGCCTGTGGCACTTGATATTAACTATACACCGCCGCCTACCGGCAAGAAGTTCATGGAGAGCAACGCGAAGATGCGTGTGCTCATGGGGCCAGTGGGGTCGGGCAAGAGCGTTACCTGCTCCTTCGAGGTGGTGCGTCGTGCGAGTATGCAGGCTCCGAACGCCAACGGCATAAGGAAGAGCCGCTGCGCTATCGTCCGCGAAACCGTGCGTCAGTTGCAGGACACGACGATCAAGACCTTCCTTGACTGGTTTCCTCCCGGTCAGTGTGGTGAGTACATGCGCACCACCAAGACGTACTTCTTCAAGGTGGGGGATGTCGAGTGCGAGATTATGTTCCGTGCTCTGGACGATGCCGACGACGTGGCGAACCTGAACTCGTTGGAGCTTACCTTCGCATGGTTCAACGAGTGTCGTGACATCCACCCGGACATTGTGGACGCGATGTCCAAACGTATTGGTCGTTTCCCCAGCGCCAAAGACGGTGGCCCCACGTGGCATGGGATGTGGGCGGATACCAACCCGCCGACGATGGACACTTGGTGGTACTACCAGATGGAAGGGCTGGACATACGAGACGGTGTGTCGCCCAACAATAACGGATGGGCAGTGTTCAAGCAGCCGTCTGGACGTAGCCCTTACGCAGAGAATATCGAGAATCTGCCGGAGGGTTACTATGATACGCAGGGTCGGAGCGAGGAGTATATCCGGGTTTACATCGACGGCGAGTATGGGCTGTCCTCGGCTGGTATGCCGGTGTACAAGTATTTTCGGCCAGACTACCATATGGCTCAGTCGAGACTTCGCCCGATTATCAATGGGGTTCGACCCGTTATTATCGGGATGGACTTGGGGCTTACCCCTGCGGCTGTCATCGGACAGCAAGACCCACGTGGACGGGCGCTGATACTTGACGAGGCAGTGTCGTTCGATATGGGGGTGCAACGGTTTATACGGACGGTACTCAAACCGTTATTGTATGAACGCTTCCCCGGTACGCCAGTCCTTGTGGTTACTGACCCGGCAGGGGTGCAGAGGGCGCAGACTGACGAGCGCAGTGCGGTCGACATAATCAGAGCAGAAGGGATGAAAGTGATCCCTGCGAAGACGAACAGCGTGTCGGCGCGGATAAACGCAGTGGATGAGTATCTCATGCGTCAAGTAGATGGCGACCCGGCGTTCCTTGTCGATCCACGGTGCACACAGCTTAAAGCCGCCATGATGGGTGGGTACCGGTTCAAACCCAAAGGGGATGGGGATATTGACAAGAACAAACATTCCCACGTGGCTGAGGCACTCCAGTACCTGATGTTGCACGTAGGTAATGCCAGTGAGGGTCATGCACTCCAGCAACGACGGGAAATCAAACGCTTGTCAGCCTCTGGATGGACGTGATAGATTGACTTCACTGCTTCGTGGCAGTGTCGCCGCCTCTGAGAAGAGGCTTACCCCCCGTTGAGTGCGCTCCGGGGGGTTTCTTTTTTATTGACAGTAGATATACTTGTTGGTAGAACCCAAGCGTATTGGGGGGGATAAATGGCTGGACTGACATTTCTGCGAGTAGTGGGTAACGCTGAGCTTGCCAAACAGGAGCAAGAAGCGACGCAACGCGCCTTGCAAGAACGTCAGAATCAGCCGGTAATCCTTGGTCTTGCCAACTACTTGCGGCAGTGCTGGGATGTGGCAAGACTTGCCAAGCGTCCCATCGAGTACATCATGCTGCGGGCGATGCGCCAGCGCAACGGAGAGTACGAGGCTGACAAGTTGCAACAGATTCGCGGGCAAGGCGGGTCTGAGATTTACATGATGATCACCGAAGTAAAGTGTCGTGCTGCTGAGTCATGGCTGCGGGACATCTTACTTGACAACGGCTCACCCCCTTGGGACTTGCAGGCCACCCCGATCCCTGACCTCAACCCTTCGCAGCAAAAAGAAGTGCAGTCCATGTTCGCGGAGCGTGTGCTTAAACTCGTCGAAGAGTACGGAAAAGCGCCGAACATCGAGGAGATGCGGGAGATCAAGGAGATGGTGTCGCAAGACTACCGGTTCTCCATTCTTCGAGAGGCGCAGTCACGCGCTGACCGGATGAAGGTCAAAATCCAAGACCAGTTCGCGCAAGGCGGCTGGGAGCAGTCGTTCAACGACTTCATTACCGACGTCGTTACCTACCCCTGTGCCTTTATCAAAGGCCCGGTTGTCCGTCGTCAGCGGGCGCTTGGCTGGAAGACTGATGCGACTGGTCGCACTGTCGTAGAACCGATTGAGCGGCTTGGGCCTGAGTACGAGCGGGTCGATCCGTTCCGCATTTACCCCGAGCCGGGGATCAGCAACATCCATGAGGGGTACCTCTTCGAGCACCATCCACTTACCCGGATGGACTTGGCTGATCTGATCGGTGTGCCGGGGTATGACGAGGATGCCATCCGTCGAGTGCTTGAGGAAGGCAACGGCCAGTCGTGGATCAACGAGGACGTAGAACTTCAGAAGGACGAAGAGGAGCGTAAGTATTACGCCTACATGCGTCCGACGACTGAGTTCGATGCGCTGGAGTTCTGGGGCAAAGTGAGCGGAAAAATGCTCATCGAGTGGGGTGTGTCCGAGGAAGACGTGCCTGATCCTGCCCGAGAATATGATGCGAACGTGTGGCTGGTTGGTAACTACGTCATCAAGGCTACGCTGAACTACGACCCGTTGGGGGAGAAGCCCTACGCCAAAACGTCGTTTATCAAGTGTCCGGGGGCTTTCTGGGGTAAGGGTATCCCTGAGATCATCGAAGACCTCCAGAGCGTCTGCAATGCAGCCGCAAGGGCGCTTGTGAACAACATGGGCATCTCCTCCGGCCCGCAGGTCGAGGTCAACGTCGAGCGACTTCCGCCGAACGAGGACATTACGAACCTCTCGCCGTGGAAAATCTGGCAGACGATCAACGACCCAGTGGGTTCGAGCGCACCGGCTATCCGGTTCACGCAGCCTGACTCGCGGGCTACTGAACTCATGGCTGTCTACGAGAAGTTCAGTCGTTTGGCTGATGACCACTCCGGCATTCCTGCCTACGTGTACGGCGATCTCAACGTGCAAGGCGCTGGCCGCACGTCGTCCGGGCTGTCCATGCTCATGGGCGCAGCGGGCAAAGGCATTCGGCAGGTGGTGATGCACATCGACAGCGATGTGGTCAAACCCATTGTCATGCGTCAGTTCGTCTACAACATGCGGTACGACGAAGACGAATCCATCAAAGGGGATGTTGAGGTTATTGCCAAAGGGGCGATCAACCTTGCGGTCAAAGAAACCGTCAACATCCGCCGTATCGAGTTCCTCAACGCAACCGCCAACCCCGTTGATCTTGAGATCATCGGCAAAGATGGGAGAGCCGCGATCCTCCGGGAAGTGGCAAAAGGGTTGCAAATGTCCGTGGATGAAGTCGTCCCATCTCGGGAGAAATCTGGCTACCAAGAGCGTATTCAGGCAAGGGCTATGGCCGTCGCTGCACAACAGCAGGCACAAGCTCCGCAGGGTACGCCAACCCAGCCAGACGGCACTCCCAAAGGTGGGATGGAAGCAAACACAGTCAGTAGCCGCGCAGGTGGGGTAGCAGCGTGATCAGGCCCGATCCGAAAATCACTAAGGTATTGGGGGTGGCTGTCCGACAGCACCCTGAGTTGCTTTGGTGGTTGGAGAACGTGCTTGCCCACGAAATGAAGCGACTTCCTTACGCGGTGGATAATCCGGCAGTCTTTCAGGGGCGCTGCCAGATGGCTACTGAACTCCTTGAGTTCGCCAAAGAGTCCCCTGTCTTGGCGGCAAAGTTCC